ATCTGCTGGCTCATAGCTGCCCGAGTAAGTCAGTTCTTGCGCAAGGTGATCGAACGTCCTGTATAACAGGCCGGTCAGGTTTAGCCGAGGATCAGCCGCTAATGGTTGATTCGGCGCAAGCGGATGTGGCGTCTGCAACATCTGACTTAATAATACTAAAAATTGCTGGAATGCGCCTTGCGTTTGTTGGATCATGCGGAAAGGAAATCCCTTCAGCATCTCACTACGTTCAGCATCCGTTTTATCAGGAAAGAGATACTTCAGAGCTTCGACGCTATCCACACCGAGTTCTTGAAGATTTCGTACAACGATTGACTTTTGGTTAATGTCGTACGCAGTGTCTTCATAAACATCACCTTGGAAGCGATAAGTAACATCGCGATTACCGTCAGGAGGCAGACCGTACACACCTGCCGGAACGTTGTTAGCCTCAAGAGCTTTCTTAAGTTCCGCCTCAACCTTCGCCTCGAATTTGCCTACAGAAATCTGATATTTTTCTAGCGCTTCTGGCGTCTCCTCTTTAGGCGGGTTAGGCGCCTTCAGGCCGCTGACGGCGATGAAGCTGTCGCGGAAGATTTCCTCCTGATGGAAGAGAATCATCTCCAGCAGACGACAAAAACCGTAAGTTAAGAAACTTTTGTTTTTGCGAAGCGCCGTGGCCTGCGCACGACCCATCAAACCTTTAATTTCTGTTGCCGTAGCACCGGCGGAAATAGAGATCTCGTCGACACCGCCCAAAGCTGTTCGAATTTCTTCACGCAGCAACAAAGCGTAACGATTCATATCCCCGTTAACCGGGTCGGGCGTCATGTAGCCCACGCGGTCATTCGGTTCAATATTCGCAATAACGCGAGGGACTTTTAAGCCCCCGAGTGTTGAACCAGAACCGAAAGGTTCGGAAACGCGAGTAGATGGAGTATCGCGTCCTGCAAATCCGCTCTGACTACTAATAGTCGGACGGAATGTACGACCTTCATCCGCAGCTTCGACCAGATCGCTACGAGGGCGCGAACTAATAAGCGTGGGATTACCAAAAAACTCAATGTTCTTGGCGATATTGCGCATCATTTGGTCATGAAGCACAATCTGCTCCATGAAAGGCTCAAACTCGCCTTCGCCTTCAGTTCCGCTGCTATTTGGTTTGTTTAAAACCTCAACAGCCGGTATAAACCCAAGCGTATTCGGACGGCTATTCCTAGGGCTGAGAACAGCACCCGGTTCTAATTCAAAACTGAGCTCTGTATTTGCCTCAAATTCATCTATACGATCATTTGTAATTGAGATGCGAACGTAACGTTCGTTCATCCCGTAACTATCGGAAGGAAGACCTAGCGTCGTATTCCTTACCTTGTAGCTATAAATAATTACAACTTCTTCGATATTTCCATTTATATCGTGATAAACACGGTACTGATCCTTAGTAAAGAAATATATCTGATATTTAAGTTTTGGATCGGGACGGAAGTAAAACAACCCGCAGCCATCTAGCAAAAAATTCCGGATGATGGCGGGGAAACGAATATCAAGTTTATTTAAATCAATTAAATCTTGTAAGAACTGAGTACGAGCCCGGTAAGTGTCCTGCTCGCAGTAAAAAAATAAACCCTTCTTAATCATCAGAAGGGTCATTTGCTGGAGGTGGCCTAAGACCACCATCGTGGCGGCCTGACGCGAGCGATCTTGCGTCCGAGACGCTTCTAAGATCTCAGTGAATCTTTGTCGAACGCCCAGCGTATCAGCTGCCATATTCAGTACAGTGTTAATTCAAGAGAACTTTTCTCCCCAACAGTCTACTTAAGCCACGAGCCCTTGTACTGCAAGCTCTCGAGGTATTTCTTGGCTGCCGGAGACGTGAACTGATCGTAACCAAACGGAATACTGCCGGGGGCGCTGCTGGGCTGGCCAGTTTTCGGGTCCCCCATAAAACGAGTGGGGACGGCCGACTCGCCCTCGAAAACTCGGGACATACCCTCGGGTGTATTCATGAAGTAAGAATTTTCCAGCACATTCATCTCCCCGGTCTGGTTGTTGCCGGGTAAGTTAGAGCTTGTGTACCACGAGATTCCCTTGTCCTGCAGATCGCCGCGACCAATACCTAAATTGGTCGAACCTAACGGGTTGAATAAAACTCTAGCCGGCTCGAATTTATTCTCCCCCGTAGGATCTACATACTGAGTGTATTGCTTGGGATTCTGAGTGGCCCAATTATCGATAACAGCTTGAGGACGATTACCGATATACAAACCGGTATCTCCCTTGGCTAAATAATCTTTAATCTGTTCGTCATTGAAGCCGCCAACATTACGCGCGCGCATCCAAGCGGCAGCGTCGAACACACCAGGGCCTAGCGAGCCGCCGTAAACTTCTCCCCCGGTAGCGTATTTTCCGATATCACTTGACTGCCAGCTTAAATTTTGTGCAGGTTGAGCAGCAGCGGCTACTTTGGGTCGATCTTTCGGTTTTGTAATAGGTCCTTTCGCAATCGAACGCGTCGTATCGCCACTGGGTTGCTGCAGCCTTTTTAAAGACTTTCCTTTAGCTTGACGAGCCTTAGTTTGGTCCGCCTGAGGGCGCCCAGTCTGTTGGGGAAGAGCGGCACCAAAAGAGCCCAGCCCACCGGAAACAGAGGTCATCCGGTTCTGACTAGCAGCCGGACGTTGGGGACGAGGAGCAGCCGCGCGAGGTTGCGGACGGGGAGTAGCAGCTCGAGGTTGCGGACGGGGAGTAGCCGCACGTGGCTGGGAACGACTCCGGCCGCCGGGCGCAGGACGGTTACCTCCAGCCATACGTTTAGCGGCCACGGATCTACGGTTGAACTTGTCTAATTTTAAACAATTTTTTCTCAAAAACTAAGGCGTTATCTAAAGATGCTTAAGGAAGCAGATAGGTACGAACTCGATCTAGCTCAAAAAGCTTCGCTGGCAGCAATTCGTGAGGATAAGGCTCAAGAATATGATCGGTACGCCCTAAGGGATCCGTAGCTCCAGCCGCAGCACGATAAGAGTCGATAAAATCAAGCATTTCTTGGCTATCAGCAGGGGCTACAGCGTTAGGGATTACGTCATAGCAATGAGAGAAGGAAGTGACCTTACGTTTCATGCGAGATGCGTCGCCCATCCAGCTAAAGTGCCACCCGGCATCACAGTTCCCAACAACAATATCGTTTGGGTTGTGACGGATTTGCGAGGGCGTCTGATCTAAGTGATCGTGAAGAACAACTGTGCCGCAAGTCCAATTATTAGGAGCCTCAGTAGGGCTGCCTTCCGGATTAACGACACGAAGGTCTGCACGCCCGTAGAACATAGGCATGGATAGCCGAACACACCGCGAAGTGTCTGCTTTGGCTAATTCGACCGCCTCCAGCAACGCTTCGGGTTTAGGGATTTCGTCAACGTCACTGAAAAAGAACACAGAATCAGGTGGAGTCATACGCATGCCGACTCCTAAAGCATCCCTCTGGGCATACTCGCGCGCCCACGGATTAGGAATATCTTCAGGAGTAGGAAGCTCTACGTGAAGAACTTGAATCATATCCTCAGGTAAACCCAGAGCCCGGATGGTATCTACACACGTAAAAGGCTTAGGATCGCCTTTAAATGTACGGTCTCCGTCTGTAATAATAAACCCATCTACAATATCTTTAAGTAACTCAATTCTGAGTTCTAGGAGCTCTTTTTCGTCAAAATACAAAAAACAGTCAAACAGCATGACAACCTGAAGGCTGTCAGCATATTAGCGCTTAACGGCGGTATTGATTCCGCCAGAGGCGCGTACAGCACTATCGCCATTAGTAGGGCGCCGCTTTGCCCGAGCTTCCTCGAGTAAAGACTCTTTCATACCGCGCACGTAATTATCCATTTCATCCTCGGCAGAAGGGTTACCCGTTAAAGCAGGAGGCATTGCACCGATAGTGGGACTTTGTAAGCGGAGATTGTATTCAGATGGAGAGTCATATACGGTATCTAAATATTCTTGCGTGTCTGCAGCTTGCTCTTGATCGGAAAAAGCCCGACCAAAAAAATCAGCGGCTTGGTTGAACGGGCTCCGCATTTTGTTTAAGAAGTCTTCTTCCTAATATACTCAGATGCTCGACGACGAGCTTCGCGTGCTTTAGCTGTATTAGGAACTTGAGTATTTACAGGTCTGTCGCCGCGTGTCGCACGCTTCTTGGCTTCGTCGGTAGCACGACGTTCAGAAGGACTTAAAGAAGCCCACGCGGCTTTAGGTAGATAACGTTCAGTCCTACCTTTTTCGCGAGCTAAATCAGCCATCACACGTATGACCCGCCAGCCTGCGTGGGCGAGCCTGTCATCCGGGACACAGTCGCAGATTTTAAAAGATCGTCTTTCGTAGCATCCAAAAGACGATTCCAAAGTGCCAAACGAGTGGCATCGGACGTGTCTTGATACAGCTCGTCGAAGAGCTTTTCGGATGTAACTTCGTCGAGAACATCTTCCCGGAAGCTATCCTTTCCGCCTGAAAAAAGCTTGGCTAAATCAGAAGAACTGTAACTAGAGGCCATTACTTAGAATCCTTTTCGTACTCTTCACGAGTTTGCCAATCTTCCTTTCCCCAACGAGAAAGTCGATTAGACGAAGATTTAGAACCTTCGTAACGTCCGCCCGCATCTTTATAGTACTTAGTCGCAAGCTGCATTGCGCGAGCACTGTGTCCACCAAGTTTTGCCCGAGCCTTGGCTTTAGCCCGAGCCCACTTAGCGGGATCTTTTTTCTTAGCGATGTCGGCCATCAGTACATCACGTAAACGTAGTCAACAGTGCTGATACCACTAATAGACGTAATCGATATTGGTAAATGTGTATCTTCTCGGATGTGTTTAAAAGTTATAGGGGTTCCAGGAGAATCCGTAAGCGTAACCACTAAGGTTTTATCCGTGTTTTTAGATGCACTCTCAATAAAAATACCTCTGCAAGCTGCAAAATTAGTATCAGTGCCGGAGGCATTAACCGTAAATCCGCTTGCGTACGGTAGCGAAGCAGATTGACCGTAATACGAACCAAAAGCGCGAACGTCCATACGGATCCGAGTGCTTAAGGTAGTTTAGGGTATTTAACAGCTTCTTCTATTAATCGATCTAAATACCACGCGCATTTTTGAAGATCTTGAACTCCGTTTTTATGTTCTGTGCGCCATAGGTATTTGAGGCAGGCTCCTCGACAATATGCCTTAAAACCTTCAACACCTAAGGCAGCCCGCAAAGCATCGATACACTCAATGTCACCCTGCGTATAGTGCTTCGGATGATGTACGGCATCATCTTCAAGCAGGATTGAACCAAAAAATCGTTCCATTGTGAGATTCAATAAACTTTCGAAGTCTATACGCGTCGCCTCTGCCAAGCGTCTGATACAAGATTCTTCCTTGGAGCTGGTATCCGACGGTTACAAAGGCAGCGCCTCCGCCAGCCACTTTAAACCAGACTTATTAGATGATCACAGTCTAACAAACTTCCATGAAGTTCTTTTAATTTCGGGGAATATTTGAGATCGTCGTGAAGGATAAGACTACTGGAATGCAGTTTATACACTCCGTTTTCTTTCCGCATGGGAACACAACGTCTATGTTCGTATCCTGAAGGGACATTCTCGAACGTCAGCCCGAGCGAACTACGATCCGCGATAGGCCAGTTTCGGATTCCGACTTTGGCGTAACTTTTCCCCGGATCGCAACTATCTGAACGAATATAAGCCTCGGCATCAGCTTGATCGAGGATCATCGCTCCATAATATGGATTAGCCAGCTGAACAAAAAAGTGAACTTCGCGATCAACAACTAAAAGCTTAGGGACTGTGAATCCAATATGTCCCCAGATATTAGGTGTCTCCCGCGACAAAGAATAAGGATAATAATTATCGAAAGCGATCTTCTTATTTTCAAATAACTCGTATCGAACAAAACCAGGCTCTAAACCCAACTCAGCGAGGCGCGGCTTCCAGCGAACCCAATACCTGAAATTCTCCCAAAGAAGAACCATATCGTTCTCCTGGTAAATGTAGAAATCTGCGACTCTATTGAGGACAGCTAACGCTAAATCAGTCTTATGAGCCCAGGTAAGATACCAATTTTCATATTCCGGAGAAGCGACTTTTATCTCAATAGTCTTATTTGAGACTGTTTCTAATATTTTCGCTAAATCCTCAACACAGTTTTGAGACTCGTAATCTACGTAAACATGAATACAAACATCGCAAACAAAATCATTGTACGCTTTTACAACATTTATAAGAGGATCTATCCTACTCAGAGGACTGTGCGCAGTTACAGCAACCCATATTTTTTTACCTTTCATATCAGGCTCGGCCGGGCCGAGAGCTTTTTGCACTGTAGTGTCTCCCACGGGGGCTGAATCAGTACTCAATTGAAAACTCCCCTCGGCGCTGTAAATACGCAATAAGCCAAGTGTATGCGTCTAAGAGGTCGTCATGCGCTGTGGCGCCGACGTTGATCAGCTGATCGAACAGAGCGTCAAACTTACGGTACTTGTTGAACGTGATTTTCTTATTTTCTAGCAAACCTAACGTTCCCCGGAAACGGGCGATCTTGTCTCCGCGAAAACCCTTGACTTCATGAATATGTAAGTTGCCCAGGTCCCTGTCGTTAATCAAAACTCGCCGTAAGTCCGCCGCCAACGACGCTTGGTACGCTACAGACTCGACCACGAGGGTGATCGTGGAATATGTCGGCATATATTGCCCGTCATGTTGCGTCAAAATGCCCCATTCGAGCAACATATCACACAGAAGGTCTATTTTTTCAAGATTTCCGATGGAACGACACTGGTGAGCATCGATTATGTAGTATTTATCCTTTAAACGCCCTCCTAACACAAAAGCTGTGTAGTCGCTGGTCTCGTTCTTGCTTGCTGAGAGGTCAATACCGACTGCGAGGCTGTCAAATTCAGTTACAACTTCTCCTTTAACGAGCAGATCGGGAGAAACGACCAGATCAGAGGTCATCACGGGCTGCTGTTGATACTGATAAGCAAAAGCCACGGGGTCTAGCTCTTTCTGACCTAACAAATAGTCAGCAGACCACTGTTCCGGCCAATAACTGACTGGTTCCCCCTTGTTATCGTACGTAATAGCCTCTTGCGTCACCTGTTTCCACCCTTTAGTGGGTACAAACATGGTTTTATGGATATCTAGAGGATGGAAACGAGTTCCAAGACAGATAGAACGCCCACCTTCGAAGATAATTGGTGCAATAACGGACGACCAGTTGTTATTCATCTCATCCCGGATAGCCGGGTTCTTAATATCCGCACTAGATTTAATAGGGTCATCTACGATAACTAGGTGTGCACGTTTAGACGTAATGGAACCTCGTAGACCGGCTGCCCTAAGGGTGAATTCCTCATCACCGATACGCGGAATACCTGCGTAATCGAAATCAATCGACCAACCGATGTCCGACTGCATACCGGATTTCAACTGAACCCTCGGAAAGATCTTACGGAACTCAGGAGAGTCAATAAGCTGTCGAATAATTCGACTTTTGGGAATAGCGGTGGCGATGTTATACGAAACATAAATAATCTGTAACGGCCTCTGGGCGGTTGTATGCCTCCCAATAATCCATGCGGTAAATAAGTTAAGTACAGTAGACTTAGCGCTACCACGTGGGCTCAAAATATCAAGGTTAGGCCCTGCGATATCGAGTAAATACTTATTGGACTCCCCCGTTATCAGATGGTGATGCCACTCCAGCATGTGTTTTGCTGGGGGCTTGTCCAGAATCGTACAAAACGTCTGAAAATCATCAGCCGCTTTGGAGTAAATAGAGTCAATAGAGCTTATTGTGCTTTCTTGTGCGCGCACGGCACGCATCTGAGCGCCGCGGCGGTAGGCAAAAGTTTCCCGGCTCGG